TCAACCTTCACGTATTCACCAGGCTGGACGTTGATCATCTCGGCATAGCAGCTGCTGAGGGGGATCACGCCACGGCTGCTGGCTTTGACCTGGAAGCTGGGTTGACGATGACCAGTGCCAGGAGCGTGGGTTTCACCAATGGTGAGGCCTTGTGCAGCAGATAGTGCAGTGAAGAACTCAGTTTTTTTGAGGCTGGCCTTGCCATTGCGGATAGCCACATACCCAGCGTTAGTGAGCATGGTCGGCATGTCTAGCCCTGGATTGGCTGCGACATAATCAACTAGCTCTTGTCCTGAAAGCTTTGTCATTGACATTGTTGACAACTGTCAACAGTATATCAACGGAAGGCAAGGTTTCCGTTCTCGTCTGTATAGGCACTATTTGCTGCACCCTTAGCAGCCTCTAATGCTGACTGTGTCAGGATCGTTCCCCAGCTGGGCTTTTCTACCTTTGTTGTCAGCATCTTCTCTGGCTTCAAACCAGCAATAGGTTCAAGCGGATCAAAGATAATCGCCTTGCGATACGGAGTAGATGCGGCCTTGACTGTGTTGACCGTGTTGTTGACCAACGCCTGATACTCCCGCTGGCCTTGCTTCGACGCCAGAGAGAAGCCGGGCAACGTTAGATCAGTGAAGTTGCGCATCAACGAATCATTGTTGATTCCGTATTGAACTTGTGCAAGCTGCGCCCTGGTATTCAAATCATCGAACGTCAACCTTTTTTCGGCCCTGCTGAAGCCTTTCTTTTGCTTGAGATCATTAATCGTCAACGCTTTCCTACCTTCGCTGAATAGTGACTTCTGTTTGAGATCAAGCAATTGCAAAGCGTTAGACGCTCTGCTGTATTTAATTGAATTGGCGTCATTCTCAATGCCTGCTGCAATTTGAGCCATCTGTTCTGCAGTTTCACCAGACAGTTGTGCGTTGTAGTTACTGAGTGCTCTGCGGCGTTTCTTTTGTTCTGTCTTCAATAGGGCGTAGCTCCGGCCAAATGCTTTCATGCTGTCCAGCGCAATAGCCCGTGAGCTATTGCTGCCGCCTTGTCTTGCGGTTGCACCAGCCCTAGTGTCTGCACCCTCGGCTAACGCTGTGATGTAATCAGCGTCACGTCGCAAGGTGTCGAGCTGTTCATCGATAATAATTTGCTCTTGAATGCCTTGGCCTTCAGCTGTCTTCCTACTGGAGATTTGGTTCGACTGTATTGCCCGTTGCTTGATCGAGTTGAGATAGCTAGCAATGTTTTGTCTGTTCTGTAGCGTTGCTTCCAACGCGGTCATGTTGTAAGAAACTTGTTCTTGATTGTTTGTTAGCTTTGCCTGCTGTATGGCTTGATTGTAAGCAGCAATCTCTTCGTCTTTTTTCAGCAGAGCCTGCATTCCACTTGCTTCAAGGCCAGCCATTGTGCTGTCCAGCTTGAGCTGTTCATTATCTAGGCCGTCTTCTAATGCATAGGTTTCTTGAGTTAGCCTTAGCTGTTCGCCTGTGATGTATTGATCCATCAACGCACCGCTGTTTAACTCTAGGTTTGAAATAGCTGCATCAATGATTCGGCTTTGTTGCGCGTTGTAGTCTTCCTCTTTGACGCGATCCTGATAGCGTGCCGCTTCAGTATTCGCCAGGCTCCACGCATAGTCAGACAGTCCCTCAAGGTAATTCAGCTCCCATTCTTTTGTATCTCGTACTAATCGGGCTTTGGCTATTTTGTCCTGTTCTTTGTTCGCAGCATCAGCAGCTGAGCGTTGTTGTTGGCCTCCTACCATGCCGGTAATGAAGTCGACGCCAGCTTTCGCGATAACTTCCCAGACCATAATTCAAACCGCTTTCTCTCTGTCACTGTAAACGCCCTTCCATGACGCGCTAGTGACAGTGACGGGTAGCCAGGAGTCTGATTCAACAATCACTTGACACTTGTCATTCTCACTGCAAACGGGAGCAGTGATGCTTCCTGCTTCTAGTGACATGTTGCTTTCGTCAAGGTTGCTATTCCTTACGCTCAGCGTGCGTGCTCGGAAATCAACAACAGTGTCATTGCTCCGGTTCTCTCGTTTGACTCGCAGCCGGTAAGCGCCAGTGTCAACATGGTTCACTGTCCAGCGCATGACTTGCGTCCGACCAGCAAGCTGACCGACCCGCCTGCTCCCTGACTCATTGGCATCAGGAACAAACCCTGTATTGAACTCATACTCAAACTGGTATGGCTCACCAAACGCCAGCTGGTACTTGGTCCAGTCTCCCTTCTCAGTGCAGACGAGAGTGTTGGTGGTGGTCTCCCCTAGCTTCAGACCTTGGAAGTCGTCGTTGGTAAACCGCACCACACCTACTGTCTTGTCGGCTGGTTCATATGGAATCGTGAAAGTAGTCAGGTCGGTTTCAGAGTCATAGCTTCCCGTAACCTCTGCTCGTCCTGGGATGCCTGATCCTGGATATTGCAGCAGGCGATCTAAATGAATCTGTGGTTCGGTCTTGACTTCAATCTCGTCGTTCAGTTGGGTGCAGAACCACGTCCCGGTTGAGTCTGTCACCAGCATGTGCAGCTGGTTTTGCATGAACTTGAACCACTGCACATCCTGATTGAACTGCCATTTGCTCCAGCTACGTTGAACCTTTTGTTGACCAGCCGATGTTGTCTCCCATAAATACTTATAGATGAATAATTCCTTTCTGTTTTCTGGGTTGCCAATAACAGCAGTGTCAACATTTTGGCCAACATCCCAGTGGGTAACACTGCCTCTAATGTATTTGGGTATGTAGTTGGTGATGTCTAGGCTGCTGCCTAAGTTCAACCCCAGCTTGGTGTTCTGTTGCCCAAAAAAGTTGAACTCACGGAAGTGTGTATAGCCAAAATAGTCCGTTGCAAATAGAACTTGCGAGCCTGACAGTTTGGGTCTGACGTTGGGGTTCATCTCCAGTGTGCTCAACCTAAAGATGGAGCCCGTCAGCGGTGTCAATACATCAGCATCAGCTGCTCGGACTTGGAACTGCGATGTTGCTGAGAAGGCAAGGATGCTGTCTTCAACCGGAATCATCCATTCGATTGGTGAGCTGCGTTCACTGGTGCCACGCAATCCGAATGGATCTGTTGACTGTATGGCCAGCGAAGAGTCAACGAAGAAATTAAAGATGTCGTCTGTCTCGCTGAACTGAACGCTTTCCTCTGCTGTCACTACATAGCGGCTACGGAAGATAATGTGATCCCTGATCTTTTTGCCAATGAACTCTGGATCAGGTGACTGCTCTTCATCTCCGGCTGTGCGATCTCCCCAACTCGGGAATGTGTATGTGTACTTCGTTCCGTCAACCGTTTGCTCTTCTGCTGCTCCGTCAGCAGGACCAACAAAGATTACGTCTGGAGCAGCTCGATAGATAACGAGCGGCATCGTGTTTGGATCTATCCTGTACGTGATGCCAGGCTTGACCGTTTCGCTCCAGGCGCCTTCGCCAATTGCAGCGCCTTCAAACGTAGTGAACCTCAGCCAACGGTTATCAATATCAGTAGCTGGATCACTTTCAATCTCAACGATGTAGTTGTTAGGTGCGATGATCGGCAGATCGGCAAGGCTTAGCACCTTGTTGGTAAACGCATTGGCGAGCGTGTTACTGCGTGAGTCATCAATGCTTAGCGTGAAGTTAGTGCCATTGGTTCTAGTGACTTCAACAACGTACAGCTCAGCAGTTGCGGTATAACCGCTTTGGCTGTTTATTTGTGTAGCTAATTCTTCGGCTACTTTTGACGTGCTGATTTCGTTGTCATTATCATCAGGGCTAGGCGTTTTATACGTGGCGACCGTACTGTTCCCGATCTTCACTGTATAAGTAACGTCATAGGCGACAGCCCTGACAAAGATCAAACCCTTGCCTGCCTGCTCAGGAACCGTTTCGTCGGTGAACGCAGTCGTAATCTCGCGATTCAACAGCAAGCCAATAGGTCCGCTATTGATCAACACATAGTTTTTGTAGAAGTGCCCTGCATCGTTGTAGATGTAGGAGTCATTGGTGCCAGTGATAACACCATTAGCAGCAGTTAGTCCTTGGCCATGAACTTTGATGTTGGCCGCCGTTCCGTTCCGCCTGATGTCAATCGTTGCGCTGTTGTCTGCAGGCTGGCAAAGAACTGCATATTGCTCAGCCTGCGTCAGGCTCATCATCTCCAGATAGAAGTCAGTCAAGACTTCTTCTGTGATCTTGGATGTCAACCGCATCGCGTTCCGCTTGGTCAATCCCTCCACTGGGCTGGACCAACCATTTAGCTGCCGTGCTCCCTGGCCTGGAGTACGCAGGTGTGGTGGCTGCTGAGAGATACCTTGGATCAACGTATCCAAGTCACGCCTGATAGGGGCGCTTGCCTTTTCAGGCGCTTTGCCTTTGCGGAACTTTGATTTGGTTCGTGGCATTAGCGGACTCGGTAACGGGTTCCACCTGCTGGGATGTAGCCAATGCCTTGGGCTGTCCCGCGGTCATTGCCCCACAGCAAGTTGTTGTTGAGGGTGTTTTCTTCTGACCGGATCAACATCATCCGTGCCTGGTCTTCATCTGACACCGTGTAGGTGAAGACGACAGAGCTGGCGACATAGCGATCAGAAAAGATCCGAGCGCTACGGATGGTGATGTATTGCTGCGCAGCATGGGGCAGCTCATCCCAGTCCAGTTGGGAAACAATCTTTGCAGCAGTGATTGGTGCGTTACCAATCACCGAACCAAAGTCATACCGTTGACTGTTCCGGTCATACACACGCAGACCCCGCATCACGTATTGCGTGTCGGGGTAGGTGTTGGGTGAGAAGTTGACAGTCAGGGTGTTCTTCGGAACAACGTATGTGCCTTGAACTGTTGGATTGATCTGAACGCATTCGTCAGTGTTCCAACTCCATGCTTCTGACTGCACGTCACGACTGACCTCTTGCAATGTGCGTTGAGCCATTGCTTGGTCAGTGACCTGATCGATCTCATCAGAAAGGCTGGAAACTCCAGCCTCACCAATGGTTGCCAGGATTGTGTTGACGGCTTCGAGTTCAGTCATACAACGTCGCTGCCTTTTCCGGCTTGTGATTGAGGAACATAAGTCTCGTCCAGGTTTATTGCAGGGACGAAGTAGTCAACACTGTCTGCAGGGTCAAGAGTTTGATCGTCTTGCCATGTAAAGGTTGCAAGAACCGCGTCGACTTTGATAGTTGTTGCCATGAAAAAAGGGGCATTGCTGCCCCTAAGTTAATTCCCCTTAGCTAGCGAAGCCAGATCACTGAGAGTTGGTGATCTCGACGCAGCACTCAGGACGCAGGCAACCAACACCAAGTGCAAACTTGGCGGTCATCAACGTGGCGTTGTACATCACGTCGTAATCGTTGCCGGTCATGCCCATGCTCAGGTCACGCAGTTTCACAACACCTGCCGCACCTTTCTGGAAGGCGAGCATCTTGGTGTTGGTCATGTCTGCAGTTGACTTCTTCACAGCGCCATTGCTCACATAGCCCTGCTCACCAGCCTTAGCGGTGACGTTGCCCTGAGCAATGTTGTTGCTGGAGTAGATGGAGAAGCCAGCAAGCTTGGCGATCTGACCTTCCTTATAGGAACCGTTGGTTCCTTGCTGGTTGAAGTCATAGTTCACAGCGCGTGAACTTTGGATCAACGTATAGAAGGATTCAGGGGTGCAGACGAGCACACGTCCTTCCTTGCCAACGTCCTTGGAATCAAGGGCTTCAGCAGCAGCAAACACACTGGCGACGAGATCGTCAGCAGTAGGGGTTGCTTTGTTGATGTCGACAACCGTGCCGGTACGGAACGGATCATCAGGGCTCAGACCTGCAGGCAGGTTTGCAGTCAGGTCAGTGGTGCTGGTGCGGGCACCCAGGGCGATGGTGCGAGCGAGACGCTTGTCATGCTCACGGGCAAGAGCTTGACCCAACTCGGTTGAGTAGATCGAGCGGATGTCGTAGTGAGCCTTTGCCTCTGCAAGGCTATAGAGACTAGCGTCAGCAATTAAGTAATCATCGATCCGGATGACGACCTCGTTCTGAGCCATGTCGCCCTGACCGACGATCATCGATCCAGGGGTGTGATACGCCGCCTTAAAGCGACCAGTCACAGGGAACTGTGCTGAGCGACCGTTCTGGATGGTGCGGGTTTGCACCAGATCTTCAAAGATGCAGGCTCGTTTGAAGCTGGTCAGGACCTCACCGGAAAAGACCTTGAGGAATAGGGCGTTGTCCTTATCCCAAGTTCCGGAGTCAGCGTTAATAACGCCGGGGTTGGAAAGAGTTAGTGAAGGGGCAGCCATTTGTCAGGACTGTTGTTGATGTTGACAGTGACCAACTGGTGCATCACGCATCCCCACTTCTGCTTTCCTTAGGTACGCAGTGCGGCTAAGGGAACAGATTCTGTGGTGTTGAATCTGCTCCCATTCTTACAACAAAGTCAACGCTGGTTAAACACATTGCTGACTGCAATGCGTTGCTCAACCTCTTTGATATACGCCGGGTCGTTGCCGTACCGAGGATCCTGCATTGCTGCAATCACCTGCGCTTCCGATGCAAACCCACGCACATCATTTGTTGGTGCCCGACCACCAGTCAGCTTGGGCTCATAGCCTGTCGCCATCATGTAGTCGTACTGAATCCCTTTCACCTGCGCGAGGATCGCGTCCGCATCGCCTGTGTCCAGTGATTGGTTGAATGCGTTGATGCGAGTTTCATCCAAGTTCTGGCTGGCCCAGCCCATCAACACCTGAAACTTCTCTTGGCTACCAGCTTGTTTGAAAATGCTCTCGCGAATTTGCTGAGCCTCTTCAGCTGTGATGCCTTCGTCTTCCTGTGTTGGCTGGTCTTCTACGCCAGCCTCTTCAGGTTCTTCAGCATCGCCATTGCGTAAGCGCTCGTTCTCACGCTGCAGGTTCTTGTAGGCGTCAACCAGATCCTCCTGGCTTTTGTACTTGCCAAGGATTAGATCCTCGCTTTCCTCTGCCTCAGACTGTTGGCCGCCTGCTGCCTCGTCATACAGCTCTGCGCGAGCCGCATCGATCTTGGCCTGCTCTTCAATGGCACCTTGATCAGCAGTGTTGTCCTGCCCGGTTTCAACTACTGGCATTGCTATCAGTTAATAAAGTTGTCAGTGATAATCATCCGACCACCATCAGGCAGTGGCCGGTATCGCGAACCTTTGGGCAGTTCGTTTACTTCAGGCTGCTGCTGGTCTTGCTGCTGCTGGTCCAGCGGCTGGGACTGCCGGCGGCGGCGGGTTGAAGGCTCCGGAGTTGGCTGCATTGCTAGCAAGTTGCTCCTCTAATGCTACCTTCTGTTGTTGACTTTGTTCCGCCTGTAGTTCTTCCTCAGTCTTAACAAGTCCAGCAATATCAATGCCATCGCTGGCTGCAAACCTGCGGATCAACTCAGACGGATTGATCAGTGACAACATCTGCTCCGGTCCTAATGCTGCAGTTGTTACCTGCAGGAAGTTGGTCAACCGCTGCTTGTCATTGCCTCGGCCAATAGCTTCCAGGCCGGTGGTGATCTGCGGGTCAACCAAGTCAACAGGGATGGGCGGGATCTCACCCGCTTGCTCCATCAGGAACAGCACCCGTTTGATCAATGGCAGCTGCAGCTCTTGGCTCAGCATTGAGTACACACCAGCCAGGCCAGACTCCAGCTGTTCAGCCATCAGCCTGATCTCTTCTGCTGTCACACGTTCAGCATCACGCTGCACTGATTCATTCATCAGGAACGTGAAGCTGATGCGCCGCTCCAATAACTGAATGGTCTGCAGCGCAACGCTCATGTCTGCTGACTTGCCAACCTGCAGCGCCTCAACATCAGCTGCGTTGCCAGCAACAATCGCACCGTTCTCTGCACGGGCCAGGCTGTCGGCTCGGGTCACACCATTGGGGTTGACCAGGAACATTGCCTTGGCGCTGATCAGGCTGCCCTCAACAATCGCCTTGCTCAATGACTCCAGGCTGTTGAGATCACCCAGCACTTCCTCGCACAGGCTGCGGCCATAGCTTTCACCTGCGATCTTGTGCAGCCTCAGCACTAGCCATGGGCAGTTATCAATACGGCTGAAGCCGCGTGATCCGTTGACTACCTTGCCGTGGAATTCCTGATGCCACTCAACACGATCCTCTGTCGCATTGAACTTGACGTGCGTATAGATGTTGTTGGCCTTGTCCTTACCGCTGGCTGAATCCTCGTCAGGCTTCTCGCCTTCGGGCAGGTACTTGTCGCTGACCGTTTCTTTGATGACGATCTCGCTGACGTTGCCCTCGGGGTCACGGTCAACCACGTAGCTGCGCAGTGACCACATCCGCAGGTTGTCCTTGCCGACGTACAGCAATGAGTTGCCGCCTACAACCAAGTGCTTGACCGCTTCAAACAAAGCAGGTCTGGCCTGCAGTTTGTCCAGTCGTCCAAGGATCTGACGCTCGATACTGGACAACGCCACGTCCAGTTGGCTGAGGGTCTCCTCTTCCTGTGCTCCTGTCTCCTCCAGGTACTTACGGATCTGACCCTTGTCGATCACCAACCGGAAGAACGGTTGGCTTGGGGGATACAGAGCCAGCAGCAGCTTCGAGGAGAGGGAACTAACACCGCGCGCGCCTGCCCCTTGATACAGACTGCGCAGCCTGTTGTATGGCTCGGCTCCCGTTTGATAGTTCTCGTCTGATTCAGGAATGAGTGACGGGATGGTTAGTTGACTGCAGTCAATAGCTCGCCGCAGGTAGATGCTGCGATACATCGACAGGTCATCGAACCTGGCTTGTGCGGTGTTTTTAGTTGAGGCCATTAAGCGAGCTGAAGACCAGCGAGGGGATTGGATTCAGTGCCAAGACCACTGAGGATTGTCAGATCGCTAAGGCGATTGTCTTTTGCACGCCGTGTGGTGGTGACGGCTTCGCGTTGATCGCCGTAAGTAGCTGACGTTGCAGTGGGATTGGCCTGGGGTACGAAGGCAGAGCGCATGTTGTCGGCTCTGGTTTCTGCGAGAACGCGAGCGGCTTCAGCTGTCTGAGCTTGCTGCTGTGCGGTTTGGACTTGCGCTTGACTGGAGAGCAACTGAGCTTGTGTGTCACTCAACGATGTTGTGAGGTCTTCGACCTGGATGCCGTAGTCGCCGAGAGACGATTCCAGTCCGGCGACTTTCGCGTCGTAACTTGACGTCAGCAGGCCAAGCTGCTCAGCAAGCGTTGCATTGCTCTTTGCTGTCAGGTCCGTTGTCAGGCTCTTGGTCAGATCGTTGGTCAGATCCTTTCTCAGGTTCGCGGTTTGATCCTTGTATCTATTGTTTAGGTTCGTTTTCAGGTTGTTTCTTTTTTCCTTGCTGTTCGTCTTTTGCTTGGCAAGCTGACCCTTAAATTTATCGACCCTGGAAGTTTTACTCTCAAGGCTGATCGCGAGATCGGACAGCTGTTTGTCCAGCTTGCCCTGCTTCTTATTCCAAGCTTTCTGTTGCTTTTCAAGAATCTTTTCTAGTTTCTTGTATTCCTTGCTGTCCTTGCCACTGGATACTCCCTTGTTCTTGAACTTATCGGCAGCGTCCCTGCCCTTGTCGGCGTCGTCCTTCAGCGCGGCTTTGATGTCGTCAAACTTGCCGCTGCCACGATCGTAATCTTTGTCATCTTTGTCATCTCTGCCCTTGCCCTTGTCGTCGTCGTCGTTGTCCTTGATTGCTTGAAGCTGCAGCCAGGCAGCCTCTCTGATTTTGAAGCGCTGGTAGCCACCCCCTGCTCTGGCCTGCCACGCACTGTTATTCCAACGCCTTTTGTCCTCCCTGTACTCCTTATTATTCTTGTAGGCCATTGGTTAGTCCCCGAAGAAAGCGGATAACAGATCTCTGCCCTGAAGCGTACCTAATCTGATCAAGGGAGTCAGTCAGTTCAGGTGTACGTTCAGGGAACAAGAGATCCAATGCTTCCAGCATCTCACTTGTAAGACGCTGACCAACGATCTTCTTTAGGACTTCAGGGTTGGTGGTGTCCAAAGATCAACAGTGCGCGTCTCTGCATTGTACTCGCCATGACGAAGTATTCGCACTAGCCGCGCCTGTTGCAGTGCAACAGTCTCTGGTTCCCGAACGTCGTCCTTTTTCTTGAGGGCCTTTTCAAACTGCCCCACAATTTCTTGCCAACATTCCACAGGTTCCGCTGTGTTGAACTTGTCGACAATCTTTTTAGCTCCGACCGCGCCGACACCGGGGCAGCCGGGAATGTTGTCCGTTGAATCACCAATCAATACCTGTGAATAGAAATGCTTGTCGCAGTAGTTGTCGTCAACAATCCACTCGACTGCCTTGTCCCTGAGTAGCTCATCCGCCCACTGCATGACAGCAAGGCCTGTCCCCTCTTCTTTCTTGACACCAGCTGGCCACCAGTGACGGCCCGGCACCTGATCCAAATCCTTGTCACCACTGACAATGATCGGCTCTTGCCCTGCCTCACGCAACGCACCAGCCAGCAGGCCAAGCCAGTCGTCAGCTTCGATCTCGTCATGCAGAAAGCTGGTGGGTTCATCCAACAGCTCACGCTTCATCACCTTGTAGCCAATGGGCTTGAGCAGGCTG